CTCAAGCTTTTACCCAAGATTATAATATGTTACAAACTGCTCAAGGACAGACCCAATTTACTAGAATTGGAGATAAAGTATGGGCCAAAAGAAATAATTGAAATGGCAAAATCTATGGATAAATTGGAATTCTTAGCTTATATGTCAGTGAATAAGTTTCAGTATGCTACTATGATATGGGAAATGGCTCATCCTGATTTAACTCATACAGTTACTGCTGAGATGGTTCTGAATACTCTTGACCGTTGTGATCCAGTTGTGATCAAAGCATTTGTTTCAACCCGTTGGGATGAAACTAAGGTTTTAATACTATGGGGTGATACCGGCCTGGGTAAGACCAGTATGGCAAAAATATTAGTCCCCAAGCCAGCACTCATGGTTAGTCATTTGGATGATCTTAAGAAGTTTCGATCCGGATACCATAAGGGTATAATTTTTGATGACGTTTCCATTAAGCACTTGCCGGAGACCAGTCAAATTCATTTATTAGACAGTTTTGATACGCGTTCAATTCATGTGCGTTATGGTACTGTTACTATACCTAAGGATACTCCGAAAATATTTACATGTAATGAATTTCCAGTATCCAAAATTCCGGCAATAGAGAGAAGAATACAAGCTATAAGAGTAACTAAATTTATTATGGGTCCTTGAAATAAAATCTACTTTTTAACCTATATGAGGCTATAATATCTAAAGTACTAGTTCCTGTTGCATCGTAGGCTATAACACCTATTCCTAATATGTCCCGTTGGTATTTGGGTACTTGACCATTGTCTGCAGTATATCCAACCATTCGGTTTAACTTTAAATAAAAGCTATGGTACCTAGAGGTTTCTTTTAGAACATCAGCACCTCCCCATTTACTGGTGGTTTGGGCATTGATGGTTTTACTATAGATAACTTTAAATTTGTCGGTATTTATCATTTCTAGAAGGTAATTGTTTCCAGTTACTGTTCCAGACCAAAAGTTACTTGGGTTAGTATTGAGTGAGTCAGGTGGCATTGTGACTACATATATTCTATAAATTACGTTGGATCTATCCAATTTGTTTGATAACCACATTTTCACTTTTAAGCCTTTGGCCCATACTTTATCTCCAATTCTAGTAAATTGGGTCTGTCCTTGAGCAGTTTGTAACATATTATAATCTTGGGTAAAAGCTTGAGATAGTCCAGCACCTCCGTTGTGGGATACATCGTGAAATGTGTTTAGGTCAGCGTACTTGGTTTCCGAGTAGCGTAGAAAAGCACGTACGTACCGGCGATTACGACGAGCGCTATAACGCTTGCGACGAGTATAACGAGCTCTCTTTCGAGAAGCATATTTTGTAGAAGATCGTTTGCGTTTAATTGCCATAAAGAAAAATTCTTGCGCAGGGGTTTTTATACCCTGGTGGGAGGGGAGCGAGTGGTAATATTAACACTCGCTCACGTGACCCTCCCAAATTTTTTTTCGGACATGTTTTTATGTAGGGGTTGAGTTTTTCGTGCGTCGCACGACCCCCGCCCGCGCGGGGGCCCGGATTTTAACGATTCTGCTGTAGGGGTGTCCCCTGTATTTATTCTGAATGGTGTAACCAAATTTCTTGAGAAAATATTAATTTTATATAAGTTGGGAGTTGTTTTTTAGTTAATTATGTTTCAGTTTAATAGTTCTAGTATTTGTCTTACTTACAGTAATGTTGCCAAGCAGGGAAATGAATCAGCGGTCAATCTTTTATTATGTAACTCCACCGAGCTCTCCAAGTTCCTCTGTTCAGTCCATGACAAGGGAGGAATACAGTACATCGTTGTCTCGAAGGAATCTCACAAGGACGGCAACACCCATTTTCACGCAGGAATCAAGCTTAAATCTACTTTCCGAACAAGAGACGATAGATTCTGGGATTGGAACGGATTACACCCAAATGTCCAGTCAGCCAGACAGTTTATCCAGTGGGTTAAATACGTGAAAAAGGATGGGGACTTTATTGAAGAGGGATTTTTATTGGAAAATAAACCTGGTCCAAAAGAAATAATTGAAATGGCAAAAGAAATGGACAAATTAGAGTTCTTAGCAACTATGTCTACATTTAAATTGCAATATGCACCAACCATTTGGGAAATGGCACATCCTGATTTAACTAGTACAATCACGGATGATGATTGCTTGGACACGACAAAGTTCGTCGATCCGAGCATTCTTCAATTTTTCTTAGGAAATCGTTGGATAGAGGGTAAGGTTCTAGTCATGTACGGAGAAACAGGGTTAGGGAAAACAAGTATGGCAAAAATACTAATTAAAAAACCAGCCTTGATGGTCAGTCATTTGGATGACCTTAAGAAATTTAGAGTAGGGTATCATCAAGGAATTCTTTTCGACGACGTAAGCGTAAAACATATACCAGAAACGGGCCAAATACACTTGGTAGATTGGTTTGAACCAAGGAGTATACATGTTAGGTATGGAACAGTTTTCATTCCGAAACATACACCAAAAATTTTTACTTGTAATGAATATCCATTAAGTGATCATTCAGCAATAACAAGAAGAATTCAAAGCGTTCACGTAACCAAATTTAAATAAATTTATTAATTCTGACGATAAGGGGTGGTATAAGTCTGTTTATGAGGTCTAAGGGTACCCCATATTTTGAAATCTATCTCATAAGCTATTTTCATAGCTGGAGTATCTTCACCGGCAAGTTTTGCAATTACTCTTTCCAAACTAAACATTCTAAATAGGCCAATTTTCAAATATTGTTCAGTAGAGTTGCCGGTATAATATTGGATCATTGTATTAAAGAATAAACTGACATTAATATTGGTCTTAAAAGACAAAACACTTGTTTTTATCTGACCAGGATTAAAATATGCTTTCATAAATTTAGTAACATGGGTAAATTCAGAGGCATCAGGAGGTTCTGAAAAATTAGAATAAGCATCGCCCGCTAAAGCTACATTATTGGCAAGAGCAGGACCATTAACAAACTTAATGTTATCAATACTTCTTTGTAGAGCACCATTACCAATACCATGATATAATTTACCATAAATAGGGACATTATTGACATCATCGGCTTCATTGTCAGCAGCTAATGCTACACTGCGATTCTGAACTTTCAAAGCAGACTTTGAATAAAAGGTAATTTTCCCATCTTGCAAATCTACTTTTTGTACAGTTCCGTTCAATGGAGTATATTGAACTTCCACCAAAATCACGGCATCATTGAAACTACCAGCAGCCATATTGGCTCTGACGACAGTATACAATCCTGAAGCAATAGTAAAGAAATTCTGACCAGCTCCAACGCTGGCCACAGAGTACGAGGCTAACACACCAGTTGGCGAAGAATTAGGAGCAACCTTGTATATAATTTGAAATACATCGCCAACTTTAACATATCCCAGTAAATCACGATCCCAAGAGGAGATAGTAACACCGTGAACCTGTAAAACACGTTTTACACATTCCATGCAAAAAGTGAGCAACATAATATCGGGAACACAAGTTGTATGAGCAACATACAATGTTTTGTCAGCAGTAACAGTACCCGAGTGTTCAGATTGGTATGAAGAACCAGAGCTTTGAGCTTTAACAACACGTCTCATACGTCTGCGACCTTTGCGTCGGTAAGTACGAGCACGACGACGAGGATACAATTTGCCAGCTAGCAAACCTGAACCGTTCGTTGATCTATACTTTTGCTTCGTCTTCGAACCAAGCACGTTAGTCTGGGTCCCGTTGTAAGACAAACGGCTAGCAACACTAAGAGCATTACCAACGGCGGTATTAACCATAAGTGGTCCAAATTGTGTTGAGGCATCACGTAATACTTTACGGATGTATGGAAGAGTTCTTTCAACAAAAACTCTCTTAGCTTGATTATTGGTGCGAGCTAAATAACCAGCACGTTTAACCATTTATATTTGTTTTTTAATTAAGGTTAGCTTTTATACCCCGGAGAAAGCACGGGCCTGGGCGGTAGTAGCGCTATAGTAATATTAGATAGCGCTACTTCACCGCCCACCAAATTAGGCAATTCCAAAAAAAATTCCGAACCCTAACCCTAACCCTAACCCTAACCGAATCTAGGGCAAAATTGCCCTAGAGTCTTGTGTTTAATTGTAGCCGGGGTCAGCAGTAAGTGACCCCTGTTTATGTAACCGAAAGTGTTGTGAAAATATTATATTATTTATATTGGGTTGTTAAATTAAATATACCCATGACATTTCGTTTTTGTTCTAAAGTATTGTGTATCACTTACAGTAATGTCGAACAACAACAACAACGAAACCAACTATTGGGTGCCACTAAGGAATTTCTCTCAGGGAAACTGGACGGAAGCCAACCCCTTTTGGACGGAACCTGCGGATTCGTATCCGACACCACCATTGACTCCAATACCATTCTCTCCGACCTTAGTGAGCGGTTCAGGGGATATGGAGTTAGATATATTA